AATTAAGTAGTTCTTGTACTCTCTTAATCTGTGTTGGATATTCTGTATATGTTTTATATCCATCGCCAATTTGGAAATATCCTCTCGGCGGCAATGCAGGAAATATATCCTTATAGGTAGTTGGTTCTACTGCCTTTAAGAATAATGCTCTTTCGGCTTTTCTACGTCTTGTAAGACCTCTGTAAACCCTTCCACCTGCCTTATTATAAGATAACATTTTCTCTGCAATCTGCTTCTTTGTTCTTGTTCCATTTGCCGTTAACATTTTAATGCTCCCAATGTTAAAACAAAACGAAACAAGTGCTTCAAACTCATTTTGATTCCAATGATAAATGTTATCATATCTATTAACTAAAGGCGAATATTTCTTTCTTAAAGATTCTAAAAGCCATTTGTTAGCGGTATCTTTTGTTATCCTCATACCGCTTTTGATTGTTCTGCCTGTAATACTCTTATCAAAATTTGTAATGCCATATCCAATAGTCCAGACTCCTACTTCATCCCTATAGGCTTTTAACTGGCATC